CAAAACATCAACCGATTCCAAATTTGGATTTGGCCGGTCGATTAGTTCCGTATATAAAAACGAAAACGCCGAACCCGTGACCGTTAATTCAGGCGAAAACGAAAACCCGGATTCGCCGGATTCATCTTTGTTTCGGAATGTGAACGAAATCGATTGTGTTCCGTCGAAATCATCCAAATTTTGTTCGATTCCGTTAAAATATATTTTCATCTTAGTATTAAGTATATAGAACTAACAACGCCGGCAATACCGACGCCCACGGCCGTATTCCGCCATAATTTGCGGCGGCGTTTTTCGACCTTCAATTGTTTCCGTAACGATTCCGAAACGGATTCGGTTCGTTTATATGAATCGATTTTTTGATTTAATACAGATATTTCCATGTTTAGGTTTCCGATCAATTCGTTTTGTTTATCAATCATCCGTGAACGGTTGATGATTCCCGTTTCCATTTCCAAAATCAGATTCGAACAATCCGATTCCAGACGTTTGCACGATTCCAAAGAATCGAAACGCATCAAAACGAATTCGGCATATTGTCGATCCATCAAAAAAAACGTGTCCGAATCAATCACGAATTCATTTATGGTTTGGCCGTAAACGCCGCAAAATTGCCGAATTACTAGAATCGTTATAATTCCGAACGTCCGAAAATAAATCATGTCTAAAATTGTATAATAATTTTTTAATGCGTTGATCCGATTCCGAAATGGTGACGGATATCGAATCGATTTTGTAATTGATTTCGGCCCGTTGTTCGTTTATGGATTCGATTTCGGCCGTCAACGAATCACGAATCCGGCGTTCGAATTCGAACATTTCACGAATCATTTTATTTTGACCATCAAAAAAAATCGAAATTATGAAAAACGTCGAAACGCCGATGGATACTAAAACGGACGCGGTTATGACTAAATATAAAATATTTTTTTTCAATTTATTTTGTATTTTTTTTATAAAACATTTGGAAATTAAATAATGTCGCCGTATATTTGAATATCGAAAGAACGGAACATATTATTTTTTTCACTTTTAATTTTTTAATTATGCTTAACTTGAATAACATCCACCCGGCTAACCTTAACGCTTTAATTGCTGATTTAACATTCGCATGGGAAACGCGTAACGATATTTATATGGATAACGGTGATGTTATTCAGGAAACGAACACGGCGGAAATGTTGCATAATGCGACGAATTTTACGTGTTACGTCGATCCCGAAAATCGCGAATTGATGTGGGAAATTCTCGCGAAAAAAGGGAACGGACACCATTCCATGAATTCATTGGCGCACAAATTGATGGCCATGAAATAAAAACAAACCCGGCACGACGCCGGGTTTTTTTATTTCTCGAATATGCATTTCAGCACGAACCCGATAACCAGAACGAAAATAATTATGATTGTAATCATTTCCGTGTCCGTTTATTGGTCCGTGTCCGTTGTCCGCGTTTCGGTTTTGGTTTCGGTTTCATTTTCGTTTTTTTGGCCATGCTTAACGCAATCGCGACGGCTTGCGATTGCGGTTTTCCTTCCGAAATCAATTTTCGGATGTTGTCTTGAATACATTTTTCGTTTCCTGATGAACAAATTTTCAATGGCATAATTTTAATATTTATTATTTGGCGCGATTATTCGCAAAATTCGCGTATTTCCGGCGTTTTTCTATTACCGTGAACATTCCGTCCGCGTTTCCTTTTATCGTCGTTCTCGGCATGAATGACGGCAAATTCAATAATACATCTTCGATTCGTTCCAAACGTTTTTCCATTCCCGAATTCGAATTGGCATTTGGAACGATGATGATATTTTGTCCGACTTCCGACATGATGCCGGGAACGGAACCGTCACGCATATAACCGCGCGCGAAATCATTCAGCACATCGGCCGGAATCCGTTTGTTGTGGATGGCCGATAATACGTCCCAATATTGACGATTCGTTTTTGTTGTGATTACGCGTTCGCCTTTGTTCAATCGTGCCGGAACCGTATCGCGTCCGGCCGGGAATTGTCCGTGTGGGTCAACATATTCGGTTCCGTCAAAAAACGCGTTCGATGCCGCCGTTCGTGCGGATGCGAATCCGGCTAGTAATGCAATCAATGTTGATGCAATCGTGAACGGCGCCGCCGCACCACCTTCGGCCGCCGCCTTCGAAATGGCCAATAATGAATTAACGGTCAATTGCGTTAATGCAATTGTTTTTTCCCGTTCAACCGCGCGCGCCCGTTCCGCTTCTAATTTTTCCAAACGTTGTTTTTCCAATTCCAATTGTCGCGCGTTGAAATTTTCGGAATCATTCCGGATTTGGTCCAATGCCGAACGCGAACGATTCACGGCATCATCTAATGATGCGGCGACGGCCTGAACTTGGACCGTTAACGCGTTGAATATCGCGTCCGAAATTTGTTGTGTGCCATCGGCGATTTGATTCACTAAATCGGACAATTTCGTTTCGGCATCTTCTGTTTTTACGTCAATCGAAACGGTCGGATCCGTGCGTTCCAATTCAACCAATTCCAAACGTAATTTTGACAATTCCGCGCGTTCGGCTGATGTCGATTCGCCGAATTTCTCCAAATTTTGAATTCGTTTTTCGATGGCTGAAATCTGGATTCGGATGATTTTCGATTGTGTGTTTTTCTCCAATTCAACCCGGCGTCGGTCGAAATCCTTATTCACGTTTTCGACGGCTGCATTTCGTTGTTCGGCGGTTTGTTCTGAATTGGCGATGGCGTTCAATTCCGCGTTCCGTTCACGTTCTAATGATGCCAAACGAATATTCAATTTCGCGTTTTCATTATTCACCAACAATTCGAGTTCATCGGATGCGGCCGTTTCTAATATTTGCCGTGTTTTATCCGTGTTCGTTTTAATTTCCTTTAATAGTTCATCTTCACTTTTTTGTCGGATTTCTTGAATGTCACGAAATAGTTTTTCACGAATCAATTTTTCCTGAATCGCTTTTTGTTGTTCGGAACCAATCACGGCGTCGATTTCCTTTTCCGCCCGTTTCCGCAATTGTTCAATGCGGCGTTCGGTTTCGTTTTCAATCAATTCCGTTTTTAGGCGTTCGATGTTGTTTTCCGCCTCAGCGATTCCGCGAATATCGGTTAATATTTTTTTTGCCTCATCAACCCGTTTCCGTTGTGCGTCGATTTGTTGTTGAATCGCTTTTAACGCTTCCGGATCCGCCGTCGTTTGTTCCCGTTGTTGTTTTTCGAGCGCCGATAATTGGCGTTCCAAATCCGCAATCGAACCCGATAATATTTCAACTTTTTTCGATGCGGCGGCGGATGCGTTTCCGGTTTCTTTTACGGATCCGGTCAATTCGTCGACCTTTGTCGATTCGGCCAATGTTTTGGTGAATTCATCCGTGACATCATCCAGACGTTTTAAATCTTTTCGTGTCGTTTCGATTTCTTTGTCTAAATCTTTGATGGCCTTTTCGACCTTCTTTTGTTGCCGTTCCTGACGTTCTAAATCGCGAATGTTGTTTTGTAATGCCGTTTGATTTTTATCCAGAATTCCGGCGCGTTTTCCTTGTGCCGAATTCAAACGTTCGGTTCCGATTCTTACTTGTTCCTCAATATTTACCAATTCCTCTTGTAATCGTTGCCGTTCCAATAATAGATTCAATTGGCGTTCCTGACTTTCGGCGGCGATGGTTTGTTTCCGTCGTTGGATGATTCCGCGCGCGATTTCGGCAGCGACGGCACGATAGGCAATTTCTAATTCCTTTTGTCCGGCCGTTTCCAAATCCACATTCGGCAAATATTCACCGTATTGTTTATTGATTTGTTCGATGATGGCGGATTTGTCGCCGCGTCCTTTATTTGCTTCATTCAATGCACCGAATAAATTATTCAATGATTGCGTTTCCTTGACGAATTCGCCGACGATGGTTTTTTGTGATTCCGCCAATCTTTTGTTCGATTCGGCGGCGTCGTTTGTCGAACCCGTTAAACGTCTGAAAAACGAAATCACGGCCGGCACCGCTTGCAATATCACCCCGAATACAGAAACGCCGGCCAATGCACGGAACGCGCCATTCAGCAACGAAACCGAACGTCGAACGGTATTCAGATTTCGCGCGCCTCTTAGATACGTTTGGAATAATCCGCGTGAACGTGTCGTGACGTTTCCGGTTGTTGTTGCTATCTTTTTGTTCGTGTTATTGATTTCGTTTCCGACGGCCGTAAACGCGGCCGATTCTTTGTTTAAATCTTTTTGTGTACGAACTAAAATATCACGTTTCGAATTCAGTCCATCAATACCAGACGCATTCGTTTTTAATACGTTTGTTAAATTGTTCGTCGCCGCGTTCAAATCTTGAGTAGATGCGGCGGATTCTTCCGTTGCCGCGTTTAATTCTTCGATTTGTGCGATGGCATTATTCACGGCGGATTCGAATCCGGATGCATCGAATTCTATACTATAAACGTCCCTAATTTCGGCCATTATTTTTTCGGTTTAATTTGTAAATCTTTTTTGGATACGGTTCCGACACAATGCCAATTCAATCGTGATAATGTATTCGCATTGAATCCGAATTCCTGATCAATATCCATCGACCGGGAACAATATGAATTCCCTTTTTCCGAATTCGGCACGATACGCGCACCGGACGCGCCGAATTGAATCACGCGTCCATCACTTATTCGTGTGGCCTTGTATTTTTTCCCTTTTGCGGTTCCGGCACCGATACGAACCAAACCGATTCGGGGAATGTCATAAATTTTTCCGATTTCGAACGGCATTATTTTTTTGTTTGTTGGATTCGATTCCGTTCGGCGATTCGGTCCGATTCTTTCAGGATTTCTTCTAATGCTGAATAATAATCAAACATCGACCAAAAACGAATTCGATCCGGCGTCGTTTCGAAAAACTTCGCGATTAAAAATTCATTTTCTCGATGTTCACGTATCAATTGGGACCATGCGAATTGATAAAATTTCGGACGTTTTTGTTTTTTATTTGTGGGTTTGTTTATCCTTTGGAATCGGCTTCGTTGCCATTTGCGGAAACGATCAAAATTTGTTCGATTGTATTCAAAAAAAAAGAACGTAATTCAGGATCATTCCGGACGTTGTCGTTTTTTTGTTTCTGCATTCCCGGATCAATAACATATGGATTTTCGCCGTCGATATAGAAAAAATAAAGTCCTGCCTCAATTAACAAATCATCGTCGGAAATCGTTTTCATCCGGAATAAAATATCATTTATTTCATTCGTTGACGATTCGACAAAGGTCCGTAATTTTTGCGGCGTCATGTTCGAATATGGCGCGTTTTTGATTGTTTCCAGAATGCCGGACAATTTCGTTTCGATTTCGGATTTGGGAACGGACCATTCAATGGACAACATACATTCTTCAATCCGGCGTGTTCGTTCCCGTGTAATGGCGCCCATGTCGCGCGCTACATAGTAATTATTATCATTTCGATCCGTGAATACACGAACCAATTCGATTCGATGATTCGTCGATTTCGGTTCGTATTTTTTAAGCCATGACCGATAACGTTTTTCGTTGATTTCGGCACGGTTGCGTTTCCTGAATAATCGTTTTATCATTTCGGTTTTTTTGTTCATCTGAAAATGTACGATATCTTTTTTTAATTTATTTTGTATTTTTTTTATAAAATGTTTGGAAATAAAAAAAGTATTCGTATCTTTGATTTATCGAAAGAAACAAACATACATTCAAAATTAAAAAAACACGAAATCATGACAACTGCAATTAGAAACAGACAAAACAAATTGGAAACAATCATTTCAAAAATCGCCGGCGTTAATGTAGAATTGACCGTAATCGACGAAACATTTTTTTCATTCGCTTTTGATGGCGATAATGAAACGGCCGCGAATAATATTGTGAATTATTTCAAAAGTCACGCGAACGTCGAAAATGACGGATACGATGCCGAATGTGATTGTACGGTTGTATATGTACGCACAAAATAAAACCAACAAACCCGGCCGCGTGAACGTGCGAGGCCTATTATCTGGATTAAAAAAAACACGACATCATGAATAATTTAAAATTAACAATCGAACAATATTTAAAGGCCCTGAATATTGGCGATTTTGAACTAATTGAATCCGTTTCAGACATCGAAAAAATCGTAATACATTACAAAGTATGCGGAAGAACTGAAAAAATTTTAATTAAAATAATTCCAACAAAATAAGCATAACACCATGACACAAACCATCATCACAACAACGTTTCCCATCTACACACACGGGAATCCAGACGCGGCGATGACCATCACGGCCGGATTCGTTCCCGGTCACGATGCCGCAATCGTGAACGGCATTCCGACCGAATGCGCGGCGGAACATGAGATGACCATCACGGCCGAATTCGTTCCCGGTCACGATGCCGCGATCATGAACGGAATTCCGACCGAATGCGCGTCGAATCCTGAATTCGAAATTGAATCCGTCATCGTTGACGGAATCGAAATCGACGGAATCATTGATGACGAATTCGCCGAATGTTTTTGGTATTTTGACCACAACCGAAAAACGTATGTCCGACACAATCGCCGGACCTTAATCGCCGAAATCGAATATCAATTGACATGCGAATTATAACCGAATTCGAATTCACCGGTGACGAAATCCGAATCAAATCCGGATCCGTGACCGTTGCAACCATTGAACAAAAATATTTTTCTTATTATCCATATTTCGAATATTTATCCGATTTCGAAATATTTTAAAACCTGAAATATCATGACAAAACATCTTATCAAATCAGCAATCGCAACCGGAATTCTATATGTCGCGTTCGCGTGTGCGAATATGGAAATGAATCCGCTATTGTGGACCATCAGCGTTAAAATTATTTTTCTTTTATGTATGGGAATGTGCGATATCTTTGTGATTCGTCAGGCCGAAAAAAACACTAAATAATATGTTTGATCTCAAATTATCTGATATCGCGGATGTACTGACACGTTCATCCAAACGTCTGGAATTATTGGAAACAATGAATCAGGAATTGACCAAACGTTTGGCGATGGCGCAAAGTTACGCACTAAATGAAATGGCAAAACATAAACGCGAAACCGAAAACCGGCCGCGATGCATATCAAAAGAAAACGTCGAATCATGGTTGATTCGGAAGGCGTCCGAACTGAAAATTTCGGAAGGCGTTTTGTGGGGAATGGTATTCGATTTGATTTCGCGTCATGCTGATTTTTTCGACGCATCCGAACCCGAACCGATGCCGGATCCGATTCCTGAACCAATTCGACAAATTACGCCCGGTTCATGGGTTCGGATTAAGTCAACCGGGAAACAAGGCGTCGTAAAATCGATGGATACATTCGCCGTGAATTCGAATCCGCGATATTTTATTTCAGGCGAAAAATATTTTTTTACTCATGACGAAATCGAATTGATTTAACCTCGAATTCGAGTGGATTAAAAAACCGCGTCCGTGTCTGGATGCGGTTTTTTTTGTGTATTTTTAAATTATTTTATATTTTTTTTATAAAATGTTTGGAAATTAGAAAAGTATCCGTATCTTTGATATGTCGAAAGGACGAAACAAGATCATTCACATACAAAAATATAACATCATGACGACTTTAGAAAAAAACTACCAATTCACAAAATCATTTGTTTATGAAAATCGCATCTATACAAATGTTAAAACATGGGATGACGCAAAAAGAATTTCTTTGATTGGTGCGAAATCAATCACCAGAAAACAGAGAAAACAACTTTTTGAAGAATATAAACAAGATCAAGAACTAGATTGGTATCGATTGCGAAACGGCGTTTCGATTAACCTTCAAACAAATTTGAACGTCACAAAAGACAATTATAACAAATATTTGAAAATGTTTAATCACGGCAAAATCTAAAAACAAAAACCCGGTCAAACGACCGGGTTTTTTTGTGTCCGTCCTACTCATACAACAAACCCCAATTCGCGATATTCCATTCCGGAATTCCGATGGATCGTAAATATTGCGGAACCAAAAACGACGGACATGCTTTGGGTTGAACTTGATTGTGTCCGGCGATTATCAAATCAGGATTCCGGACTAAATTCCATTTGATATATAATTCCATGACGCGTTTTTGTTCGTCCGTGCGCGTGTCCTTTGGCGCATATACGTTATCGGGTTCGGTTCCGCCGATATAACAAACATGGCGCGCGTTTCGGTTCAATAACGTTTCGAATTTTACGCCGAATGTATATTCCCATTCGGATATTTTATCATCCTGATTCCATTCGCGCAAATTTACCAATGTTCCGTCTAATTCGATAACATCTGAATAACCGGGACGGGACCAACCGCGACCATTCGGTTTTGGGTTCGTATGCCATGCGGCGACGGCCGAACCTTTGACATCGCGTCCCTCTGGTGTGGCGGCACAATGAAGGAATAAAACGAACAAACCCGAATCCGTTTCCGATTTCAGTTTTGTATCTGTATATGGTCCGACGATGCCATCAACGGACAAACCGCGTTGATCCTGATATTCACGAACGGCCGAATCGGTTTCGTTCCCGAAATGGCCATCAATCAATCCGGAATATATTTTCAGGCGTCGCAATTGCATTTGTAAACGACACACGGCCAATTTTTTGTCATTCTTTTTTATCATTGTTTTTTATTTCGTTGATTAAAATTCCATTTAATAAGCGTTAACGATACCGGACGCGGAATATATATTACACACAATTTTCGTTCGTAATACTGCCGATTAACGCGCGTGATGATGACATATTCGCCGCCGGGCAAATGTCCGGATAATTGTTCGGCTGCATTCATGGATTCGGCATGTGTGCGGAATCGTTTTTGAATCAAAATTCGTTTTATTTTAGCCATTCGGCCATCATTGGAATCGGTGGAAAAATGTGTGTATCTTTTCGATTTGTTCATTTCCGAATTCGAACCATTCGTTCCGGATCCGATATTCGTCGAACATGATATGCAAAAACTTTTCAATGTATCGATAGTGATATGTTTTGAATGATTCAATGATTTTCAATTCGTACGGGCATCCGGTTTGTATTTCTGCCAATCGTTTTTCGATGCGTTCATGATTGGATGAAAAACCGATTTTAAAAAACTTTGTATCGATGGCGTGAAAAACATACACGATTCCGATTTTGTTCGTTTCAACGGATGACAAAATTCGTTCCGGGCCGATTTCGCGCCCTAACTTGATTAAGTGTTCCCATTGTTCGCGATTGTCGGTCGTAATCGTGACGATGTACCGATTCCGCCGTTCTTTTTTCATGGTGTTATATTTTTATATCCTTACAAAACGTGTTTAACAGATAACGCAAATTATCTAATAAATCCGCTTGTCGTTCTTCTCCTTTTCCTTTAATGATTCGGCGGTTGTTATCCGATTTTATCCGTAATACATCCAGACGTAATCCCGGACATTTATCATCGTATATTTGGAAATCCGGACACATGGAAATAATCGTGTTCGTTTGAACGTACGATTCCGCATGCAGCGGATTCGCCTTTGGAACAACGATTTTTTGCGGCGCGATTTGTAGTTCATCTTGGATTATTTGATAATACGTTTTCGGGACTTTTTGACGGCCGTCCGAACGGTTTCCGGATGCGTCGCCGGTTATCAGGAACGGCACCGAACACGGAAACCGCGAATCCAACCATTTTCCGATTCGTTTTCCGGTTTCCTGATAAACCCATTCGCGGATTTGGTGACATGTGTCATATATTGACGCCTCTCCCTTTTCGATGGATCCGATTTTGAATTCCTTAACGATATGAATCCCGTACTTATACCGGGACCGGATTCGTTGTTGTTCTGGCAATTGGCGTTTTTGCATGACTAGCGCCGTCATCGGAATTTTGTTGAAATCGAATGAAATATATATTTGTTCATTCCATCGAACCGGCTTCGATGGTTGAAAAACTTTCAATTGAAGTTGTTTCTCTTTCAGCACGTACACCCATGCGTCGCCGTCATAATCGACGAATACACACATGTATTCCTGTTCATATGTCAACCGGTCCAAATCGTTTTTCGCATCCGCGATTTCATCCGGATCTATGTACGGATTCGCCGATGTTGGCATTCGATGCGTACACCATGAATCCGATTCGTTGTTTGACGTCAAATCCTGATTACCGTATTCGTTCACGCATGCGTTCCCGTTTTTGGCGCCGCGTTGGCATAACCGATACCAATAATTATTTTTCCCGGCCGCCGTTCCGATGAAATACGCGTCACCTTTGTAATCAGTAAGACACGGACGCGCGACGTTTTCCCAATGATATTTCAAAACACGATCCGGAATCTTTTGCGTTTCCTCATATATTATCCGGTGATATTTCCGGCCGCGTCCTTTTTCTTTTCGACCTTCATTCCCGATTGACCAAACGTCCAAAATTCCGCCGCCGATAAAACGCATTATTTTTTTGGTTTCATCTTTGTGAACGATCAATCCGCCGTCCTTATCCATTCCGTATCGGTCCACGATTTTATTCCATGATTCCGAAAAATCTTTGAAATCATCCACAAAGATTCCGACCTTTTTCCCGTGAAATAAGGCCGGCGCTATCAATGGCCATTTGACGACGGTCATCAAATCAGTTTTTCCGAATCGGCGACCACACACAACCGGATTGAATCGGCGCGCGTTTTTCTGGATTTGTTTTTGTCCCGAATGCGGTTTGAATAATTTGATTCGCGTTTCCATTTATTCGTCGTCGTCGTCGTTATCGGTTTCGAACTCGATTATGATTTTCCGGTCCGTGTTCGTGTCCTTTGGCTGATCCGAATATCCGAAATTCGCTTTGGATAAAAATATGGCGACGGCCGGATTCACCTTGTTAGCGAGCGCGCGCGACATCATATTGGATTCGATTTTTTGTTTCGCCTTTTTTATCGTTGAAAAAAATTGTTCGTATCCATCGGCCTTTTGATAATTCATCAATGAATGCGTCGTCATATCCAGAACATAGGCCAAACCGGCGACCGTGTACGGGATTTCATTTTCGTCGCATTCTTGAAAATATGCGTCGATGACTTTTTGCATTTCATCAACCGATTCAATTTTTCGCGGCCTTCCGACCTTATTTTTTTTCATGTTTTTCGATTTCATGATTGAGATAAAAACGGGCCTTTTTTAAATCCTGAACGAACGCGTTCGAATCCTTTTTCCCGGCCCTTACAATGTATTTAACGACGTTCCCCAAATTAAAGTTTAATTCGTGCGCGTTGATAAATTTTATTGCCTCATGTGGGTTATTTTTTCCGCCATAGTGCGACGGATTTTCGATTTGTTCTGTCATGTTTACGAATTTTGAATTGAAAAATACGAAAAAAACACGAAAAAAACAAAAAAATAATAAAAACACATTTATTTCGATTTTAAGAGCATTTAAAAAACGTTTGGTGTCAATATGCCAAAACGAAAATAAAACCGAATACAAACAAAACTAAAACGGTTTAAATTAAAATATTTGTTTCCGTTGCCATTGTTGGGTTCGAATTCGGCTGATGAACCGGCGTTTTTTTATATTATTTACTCATTTATCAATTTCTTTTGTAAAATTATCAAAATACGCTTTGTACATAGTGAGTACATGCATTTTGTACACTGAAACGCCCATTATTATTATATTATATTATTTATGTACTAATGTATATATATATATAGGGTGTCATGTGTGAACGATGCCGTTTTCATGTATGAAATCGATTTTTTCTATGTGGGTGTGTTTTTTCCTGCTACATTTGTACATTTTTGGTTAATTGCCTGATTCACAAAAACATACGTGTACAAAACGCATGTATACATCGAGTACATAAATTTGTACATGTATACATTTTTGTACATTTTCCGCGTATTTTTGCATATATAAAATAAAAACAATATTTTTGAACTGTAAAAAAAAATGTACAAACCGAATCCGGACATGTACACATTCATAAATTCAAAAACGAAATATCATGATTTTAACCGGCGAAATTAAAATAATTTATGACGAACAGCAAGTGACCGACACGTTCAAAAAACGCGAATTCGTCATCCAGACGGACGAAACATATCCGCAACAAATCAAAATCGAAACCACAAAAGAAAAAACCGAATTATTGAATGGATTGAACGTTGGCGATTCCGTCGCCGTGTCCATCAATATTCGCGGCCGTGAATGGAACGACAAATATTTTGTCAATATTCAGGCGTGGAAAATAGAAAAAACCGGATCCGCAAAGATAGAAACGAAACCGGAACCGGTACAAACGAATGATTCGGATGATATTCCGTTTTAATCTTTCATGGTGTTTCTTTTTTTATGGCCG